CTTATGCTCAATCCATGCTAGATGCATATAACAACTATACAGCTGGAACGGATTGGGAAAATCTAACTAAAGATCTAGAAGAAGGAAAAGTTTACGCTTGTAAAATAGTTTCTCTTACTGAGACTGACGCTTTTGCTGAAACTGGATCAGGACAAACAATTTACATAGATCTTAAGAAAGAAAACAGAGATGCAGAGAAGCTTGGTATTAACGGACTCGATTTTTCGATTGGCGCTAAAATAGAAGCTCACGTTAGAAAAACAAATGATGGCTACGCTGGATCGGTTGTTGAAAACTATATAAGAAGCATTAGAGCTGAACTTTTTGATCAGATCAAGAAGCAGACTAGCGCTTACAAGGTAAGAGTCGAGAGTATTAATAAAGGTGGATATATCGTTGATCTTTGCGGTATCAAATGTTTTATGCCTGGATCTTTAGCTGCTGCTAACAAAATAACTGATTTTGAATCCTATATAGGAAAAGAAATTCACGTTATGGTAGAGGGATATGTTGAAGCTAAAGACATATTTGTTGTTTCTTACAAGAGGTATTTGAGCAAGATAATCGACCAGAAAATACAAGAGCTAGATCTAACTATGAAGTATAGAGGATCCGTTACTGGAACTAGTGACTTTGGAGTTTTTGTTGAGTGGGACGAGGTTTACACTGGATTGATTCACAGAAGTGAATTTGAAGGTGATGAAAGAGTTGCTAATCTAACCGCTGGAGATGAGATAGAATTCTATGTTAAAGAGATAAAGGACAATAACAAATTGACCTTAACATTAGATAAGCCTTTGGAAAGAAACGTCATACTTTATGATCTTGAAACCAAAGTGGAAGAGGGGACAATTGAGGAAATGAGAGCAGTAGTAAAACACAAGAGAAAAAATGGCGTATTGATAGAGCTATCCGATCTTGGTTTAATGGCTTTCATGAATTCCGACCATTTATCTAAAAACCATAAGAACTGCAAGCCGGGTGACGAAATAAACATCGTTATATGGAGTGTAGATCCGATAAGTGGAAAAATATTCGCTAAATCCTATAATGGAGAATAATATCAATCATTTTGATAAGGTCAATGCGCTTTCTGCCGCGGTTATTGGATTTGAATTTGAATTCTTTTCCGGTCTTACCCGCGGCAGAACCGCTGAGGCCATATCTAAACTAGTTGATAAAAAAGTAGAGGTAATAAACAAGTACCACTCAAAATTCCCTGTAAGCGACAAGACGTTTAAGATAGAACCTGACTACTCCGGTGGCAACAACATGGTAGAGCTGGTAACTGGACCTATGAACTATAGTGAGGCTATTCCAGTTATGATTAAGATATTAAAGTGGATAGGTGAAAATGGGTACACTACAGATAGATGTGCTTTCCAATTCTCTGTTAGCTTTGATAAAAACAGAAGAGATGTTAAGATACCAATAAGAGAACTTGATAGACTAAAGTTTGTTCTTGGAATGGACGAGAATCTGGTTTACTCTAAATTCGGGAACAGAGCAAATAATGTCTACACTAAATCTATAAAGAGAGTAGTTCCTAGAAACAGGTACATGGTTTTAGAAAACATATCCTCGATAGATCCGAAAATGTACAAGGTACCTGGTGACAAATATTACGGAGCTAATTTTGAAAAGCTAGATAATGGCTATATTGAATTTAGATACCTTGGTGGTAAGGATTATGAAAAGAAAATAACACCAATAAGGGAGATAGTTGATTATATTGTTCTGTATCTCTATGATATACTAAGTGGAAGAAACTCGAAGTACACTAAGGATGATGTACAGAAATTACAAGGCATGATGGATGACTATAAGAAGGTTTCTAAATGCTTCTCTAATCCGGAGTTATTTCTTAGATACTATCCTGATTTCCACATTTTTGTCGATCTAAAGGGATATGACGAAAATCTTAAAACTTATTTCCCCGCTATTAGAGACAAGATATTTGATCTTGTTGTAGAAGCTGGTGTGAAAGATTGCTTCTTTAATTACGACACTTCAACTGGCAGATTCCAGGTTAAAGATGCTAGGATTAGAAATGCCATGGATGTCTGCGACGTCGATTTGGTCGGATGTGACGTAAAATCCTCACATTTGACTAGATGTAACATTTACAATTCCAAGGTTAAGAAATCTATACTTAAGGAATCGTACGTTGTTACTGGAACTGAGATATCGGATTCTAAAGTTGAGAACTGCCAAGTAGATGTTCTAAACAAAATTAAAAATTCTTATATTAACTGTCCAGACAAAACAATAAATTGTGATATTGACGGCGGGGTATTCGTTGAGGGAATACTAGGGGATCATTCAAAATTAAGTAAAGACACGGAGAAGGCAAAGAATTGGAACGTTATTAGAGACGAGAGATTTGTAACAGACTCTAGATTAAAAGATCTTAATTTTGAATATAAATCTTCTAAATTTGGAAATATGAATTATTAAAATGACTGAACCAGAACTAATCCAAGAAATCACGGACGCTCTATCCTTTAGCTGCGCACTTCCTTATAATCTCAATGAGAATGAGACAAAAAGGATTATAAAAAGAGCTAAAGCATGGTTCTATGATAACTACCAATATGCGGTAGAGGAGAGAATATTTGTTCTGGGCAAGAATCTGTTCTCACATCCCGAATTTAGAGCAACTAGACAGCTTAAACTTCCTGACTCAATTGTTACTGTGTATGAGGTGAGAGAAGTTGGTGGAGCTGGTATTAGCGGTAATCCGGATAAGGATTTCGGTGATTCGAAATTGCTAGGATCTGAATTGTTGTTATCCCCTTTCATAGGTGATAACTTGGTGTATAGAACAGTAATGTATTCATATTTTGATTTGGCCAGAGCGTATCTATTACCTACTTACGCTTTCAAATGGAATAAGAACACAAAGAATCTTACTATACTGGGTAGAGATCCAAATAGATCCGGTATTGGTAGTTCTCCTGGTACCAATAACCCACAAGCTCAGTTAGCTCAAGGTTTTGCTAGCGCCGGGGGATATGATGTTGCAGTTAGATGTTTCGTTGCTATCGTAGACGAGTATCTCTATGATGATGAGCTTTTCGTTAGGTATGTGATTGGCAAATGTAAAATTGCTTTGGGTAAAATGCTAGGAGCTTTCAATTACAACCTTCCAGGCGGGGTTCAAGTTAATTCTTCAGACTTAGTGGCTTCAGGAGAAACTGAAGTGCAGGAGGTTATGGATATGATAAACGGCGAAAACACGCCTTCTTACTTCTTACAGTGGAGCTAAGAAATTGATGATTTTTCTGACCGATCGCTTTAAAAATTTCTTTTCTCTCTTTTATCCATTTTTTGGGGAGGGATATATAAATAAATAGAATTTATGAGAGAGATTTATACAAGAGATCCGGAAGACAGATACTATGATCCATCTCAGATTGAGGTATCCGATCCCGTTGAAGTCTGTGTAGGACAGCTTAAAATGATGCTTTTGACCGACAAAACATCTGTCCTTGGGGATCCTAGGTTTGGCCTATCACTGGAGTCATTAGTATATGAATTAAATCTTTCAGAATATTCTTTAAGAAAGGAGATAGATCTCCACCTTACCACTTACTGTAGACTTTTTAAAGATATGGGCGGTTCATACACTGTTAAATTTTTCTTGGGCTCTAATAGGGACATTGCTTTAATAGATTTTAGTATCCCATTTAACGGAAATCAAAGCCCAGTAGTGAGTTTAAAACTAAGCTAAAAAAATGAATATTTATCAAAAGAACAGAATATTAATAAACAGTCTACTTACTGACACTTATAGTTTTCTGCAGAGAACGTACTCGCAATCATCGTACGTTTTTACCGTTGCCTCAGCTTGGGGACAAATCCTTTTCGTTTTACAGAACCTTTCCCAGATGATCCTTTATTTCATAGAGGATTCTATAACGGAATTAAATATCGAACAGGCTACAAGGGATTACTCAGTTAGAAGCTTGGCTAGACTATCCGGATATGATCCAGGGAGAGCTTCTGCTGCTCAGGGTGAAATATCTGTTCGTTGGAATAGAATACCCGCTACTGTAGGTGGTGGAGCGGTTATAGTCAATAACAACACTCAGGTTCAATGCTTGCAAAACGGAAAGCTCTATACGATGCTTTTATCTTCGCCTAGTGTCACGCTCAATTTAGTCCCTGAGACTGATCTGAGAGTGAAAATAATTCAGGGAAATGTTACAAATGTTTTTTTCACTGGTAGTGGCCTAAATCTACAGTCTTTCAATGTGCCATCTAAAGCTGGATCCTATGTTGATCAGTACTTTATAAATGTCTATGTAAATGAGGAGAAGTGGAAAAGATACGATTCCTTATATGACATTCCCCTTAGTGGAAGCGGATTCATAACAAAAAGTGGAATATCTCAAGGAATTGATATATTCTTTGGTAATGGAAACTTCGGTAAAGTCCCGCCCAGAGGATCTAGGATAAGAGTTGAGTATATTCAAAGTTTAGGTGGCGACGGCAATATAACATCTACACCGGATAAACCGCTAAGCTACAGGTTCACCGGAAATGGGACTGATCTTTTTGGTCTTGAAGTTAACTTGAATGACTACCTAGAAATTTCCAGCGAGATCGATCCTTTATTTGGTAGTGACCCTGAGTCCATACAGCAAATAAGACTAGTTGCTCCTTATACAAGTAGATCTTTTGTGTTTGCTAATGCTGAGAACTATGAGATCTTTCTAGCTAAACTAAATATCTTTTCACAGATCCAGGCCTATTCAACTTTTGACGACGATTATCTG